CTTTGTTTTTCAAAAGTTGATAATACTAGATATGACTATGTTGCTGAGTATACAATCAATGCAGCTAATACTTGGGAAAGAAAAACAATTACAGTAGTACCAGACAGTAACATTAAAGCATCTGGTGGTGCGATTGATAATGACATTGGACTAGGTCTTAGAATGAAATGGATTTTGGCTGCTGGCACTGATAGACAGGGTGCAGCTAATACATGGCACACAGCAACTCCTAAAGACACCACATCTAATCAAGTAAACTTTTTAGATAATACAGCTAATGAATTTTTCTTGACAGGTTGTCAATTAGAGGTAGGCACAGAGGCAACAGAATTTGAACATACAGATTTTTCAGAAGAACTTAGAAAATGTCAGAGGTATTTCTATTTGATAGATGCAACAGCTAGTGCAGGCGATGAAAACTCTCCTATAGTGAGAGAAAGTGCTACACAAGCTGCTCTCACTTACTTCTTACCTACGAATATGAGAGCCACACCAGCAGTAGAAGGAGCAAACTATGGTCGAATAGTTGGTTACACTACTTCATTTGGTGCAGCTGCAACTGCAACTGTTACAAATATAACTGTTAGAACAAATGTTAATGACGGACAAAAAATCGACTTGAATCTTACACATGGTTCGTTTGCTGGTGGAAGAGTTTTTTCTCACCACGATAGAAACGCTCAGGCGGGTGTAATGGGACTTGATGCAGAGTTATAGGAGTTATTATGGAAATTAAAAACGCTAAATATGTAGAAGATAAAGATGGTAATAAAATAGGAATTTCATGCACCTTTGGTGATAAGGTTATATCTGCCCCTATACACGCATCAAATCGTCACTATGAAGAAATAATGAGACAAGTTGAGGCAGGCACTATAACAATCAAAGATGCAGACTAAATAGAATAAAGAGGAAACACGATGCCATTATCAAGACTTACAGGAAATGCAATTGAAGACGGTACTATCACTACCGCTGACCTTGCCGATAACGCAGTAAACTCTGCAAAGATTGGTGTTGACGTTATTGCTGCAGAAGACCTTGCAAATAATGCTATCACAACCGCTGAAATTACAGACGGTGCAGTAACACAGGCAAAACTTGCAAGTAATATTCAGTTGGGTGCTGGATATTATATTGGTAAAGATGGTAGTGTACTTGGAAACGCAAGTGGTAGAGATAGTTTATTTCGTGTAAATCTAAACGCAACTACTGGTAACGTAACAATTGCTGCTAACAACAATGCCTCTGTTACGGGCCCATTGACAATCGGAAATGGTACGACACTTACCATTGCGAACACTGGAAGGTTAGCAATCATATGAGTACGTTATCAGTAGATACTATTAGTGGACAAACAACAGCAAGTAAGGTTTCAATTCCTGGCCATATTGTAGGCGCACAGGTTAGTCAAATTACAACAAACTCTACAAGGTCAAGTGCAACATCTTTTGCTGATGATTTAGTGTTTGCAAATTACACACCAAAGTTAACAACAAGTACAGTTATCATACAGGGTGTTGCCAACTTTGACAGTGGCAGCAATCAATACTGTCGATATAAATGGGTTATTGATGGTGTAGACTTTCTTTCAACAGCAGGAACTACGACTCCAATATACACTCATCAATTTTATAGTAGTACATCATTGAACAACAATGGTTATATGCCATCAACAATCATTACAAGTGTAAATAATACAGATGGTAGTGCTATTACTGTTAAATGTCAAGGTCTAGTAGGAAGTGGAACTTTGTATATAAATATGACAGCAAACGCAAGTCAAGCAGGTTCGCCTTCATCCGTATTATATTTAGAAATAGCACCATAGGAATAAGATATGAGTACATTAATTACAGATAATGTGAACACTGGCACAATCAAAGATTCTACTGGTACTACAACCGCAGCCACCATTGATAGTGCTGGTCGTATTTTTACGCCAGCTAGACCAGCGTTTCGTGGTGTAAAAAACTATGGGTCTAGTGACTTTACCTCTGAAGTAATTGTTACGGGTTACACTGAAAGCTTTGATATAGGTGACTGCTTTAATCACTCTACTGGAATATTTACCGCTCCTGTTACTGGAATTTATCAAATTAATGTGCAGATGGAAATGGGAAGTAATACTAGTAATGTTAATCAAGCAACATTATACCTTTATACTGACGGGGTTCAGGGAACAGCCCCATTAGGTACTGCGATTCGCAATGACCCTCAAGGTGGTCAATCATCTACTTCAACTATGTGTCAGACAAAAAGTCTTGCGGCAGGGACAGAATTAAAAGTTAGTTTAATAGCAACTAATGATACTACCATACAAGCTAACTTTGTTTTCAGCGGATTTTTAGTGGGGTAACGAGATATGAGTACATTAAAAGTCGGAACAATTCAAGACCACGCAAATTCAAATAACGCATTACTTATTGATAGTAGTGGTCGTGTCACTGCACCAGCTAATCCAAAGTTTAGTGCTAGTTTAGGAACTTCAGTTGATACTGCTGATTATACTGCTACTTCTGGTATTGGAACAGATGCATTTACTGTTCCACTTGATACAGAGGATTTTGATATCGGTAACTGCCTGTCTATCTCAGGAACTGTTGCTACATTCACTTCACCAATAACAGGTTATTATAATTTTAATCTATCTTGTATGTTTCAAAATGCCACTAACGCAGGGCACATTAGCATTTATTTTGATGTAAACGGTGCTCTGAACAGTGCAAATACTGATGATGCGTATCGTGTTATCGAAAACCCAGGCGGTGCAAATTATCTAACCCTTACAAATAGCGCTTTAATATATGTGCCATCTGGTCAAACGGTGAAAACAGGGATGTATGTTTCTGGTGACACCTCTGTTGGTATTCGCAAAGGCACTCGTTTTCAAGGATTTTTAGTTCCATAACTTCAACGCACTTTCCTTATAAATAGATAAAAGGAGACTGTGTGAATGGCGTCTATTACAAATATATTTATTGACCAAGGTGCAACTTTTTCAAAGACAATAACAGTCAAAGACACAAGTGGTAATGCACTAAATTTAACAGGATTTACTGCGATTGCACAGATACGCAAATCGCCCTCATCCTCTACGTCTGTTAGTTTTTCTGTAGCATTTGATGCTGATAGAACTACAGGTCAACTCACAATATCCCTTACATCAACACAAACGGCCGCTCTTGAAGCAGGACGTTATAATTATGATGTTCTCATAACAGCATCTGGTGGAGATAAAACTAGAGCTGTAGAAGGTATAGCAAATGTTAACGCAAGTGTCTCAAGGTAAGGAAGAATAATATGGCAAATCCAAACTCAAGAGCAAACCTAAAAGAATATTGTCTTAGAACTCTTGGTAAACCTGTGATTGAAATCAATGTCGATGATGACCAAGTAGAAGATAGAATTGATGAGGCATTGCAATATTTCGCACAATATCATTATGATGGTGTGGAAAGAATGTATTTAAAACATCAAATCACACAGGCAGAAATCGACAGGGCTGCAACCAATACTTCTACAACTGCAACAGATACAGCAGACAACTCAATCACCGCAACATGGTTAGAAGGTAAAGGATTTATTCCTGTACCAGATAGTGTATTGTCTATTGTAAAGGTATTTGACTTTACAGACAAAGCAAATCTGAATCTGTTCGATGTTCGTTATCAGTTAAGACTAAATGACCTATACGATTTTTCAAGCACTTCAGTATTGCATTATCAGATGACTATGCAACACTTAGATTTCCTTGACCACATTCTTGTAGGTGAAAAACCAATTCGTTTTAATCAACATCAAAACAGATTATATATTGATATGGATTGGGGCAACGATGTAACTGCTGGTGAGTATATTATCATTGAGTGTTATAGAAAGTTAGACCCATCTACATACACAGATGCTTTTAACGATATCTATCTGAAAAGGTATACAACTGCGTTGATTAAAAGACAATGGGGTGCAAACCTTTCTAAGTTTGAAGGTGTGCAGATGTTAGGTGGTGTTACACTCAATGGTGCAAAACTTTTTGAGGAAGCAAATGCTGATATCGAAAAATTAGAAGAACAAATCCAACTTGCGTATGAGTTGCCACCAAACTATATGATGGGTTAATACAATGCCAACAAACGTATATTTTGATACAGGTACTAAACCAGAACAACATCTCTATGAAGATTTAATGATAGAGCAGTTGAAGATTTATGGTCAAGACGTATATTACATTCCAAGAACTCTTGTAAAGGAAGATGAGTTGTTGGGTGAGGATGCATTGTCTAAATTTGACGATGCATATCTAATTGAGATGTATTTTGAGAACGCAGAGGGTTATGAGGGTGAAAAAGAAATCATGACCAAGTTTGGTCTTGAGATGAGAGATGAAGCAACCTTTGTTGTTGCGAAAAGAAGATTTGAACAACTTGTATCTGGTGATACGAATCTAATCGTGAAGACCAGACCAAATGAAGGTGACCTTGTTTACTTTCCAAAAGTCAAGAAGATATTTGAGATAACCTTTGTAGACCATGATGACCCATTCTATCAAGTTCACAATGTACCAGCATTCAAACTAAAAGTCAAGACCTTTGAATACAGTTCAGAGGATATGGATACTGGTATTGCAGAGATTGATGCAATTGAAACAGATAACTCACTTGATGCTGGATTGCATCAGTTGTCTATGGAAGATGGCACAGGTTCAATCCTGTCAGAAACAGGACACTATATAATACTAGAAACTTATAAAGTTGACACCATTGATGAAAATGCAATGAATGATTTCTTTGAAACTGCCGATGATACAGTCTTAGACTTTACGGAGTCTAATCCATTCGGTGATATTGGAAGGTTAGGATAATATGTTAGGACAACAGTTTTACCATGAAACAATGCGAAAGGTTGTCGTTGCCTTTGGTACAATGTTTAACAACATTCAGTTAGTAAGAACTAACAATGCTGGAGAAGTAACGCAAACAATGAAAGTTCCTCTTGCGTATGGCCCAAAGAATAAGTGGTTAGCAAGACTTAGAGAAGACCCCAATCTTACGAAAAAGGTTGCGGTTACTTTGCCTCGTATTGGTTTTGAGATTGCAAACATATCATATGACCCAGCAAGAAAACTGAACTCAATTCAAAAATTTAAAAAAGTAAATTCATCCTCTGATGGTAAGAGTATGAGTCAACAGTTTATGCCTGTTCCTTATAATATGGACTTTGAGTTATTCGTGATGGCAAAAAACTCTGACGATGCATTACAGATTGTTGAACAGATTCTTCCATTCTTCCAACCAGATTATACTGTGACACTTAACGATAACTCTACGATGGGTACAACAAGAGATGTGCCAATTGTGTTGACTAATGTTAATTATTCAGATGAGTATGAAGGTGACTTTGTAACAAGACGTAGTATTATCTATACACTATCATTCACTTCTAAGTTTTATCTTTACGGGCCTGTTACTGACCAGAAG